GAGTGTCTGGGCTAGGGCTAGGTGATGATTTGATGAGAGCGACAATGGCTCTATCGGACACAACGTCTTCCTTGAAAACCAAATCAATCGCGTTTTTTCAAATGGACTACATTTCAAAGCGCGAAAGGCTTCGTGATGTAGCATCTAATGGAGAGATAGAATTCATTCTTGAGACAATTGCAGACGATTCAGTTGTGTATGACGATGACAACCGTTTTTGCTACGCAAACGATCTTATTGGAGAAATCCAATACATTGGAGCAAATAAAAAGCAAAGATTGGACTATCAGGAAAAGGTTCTTGCTAAATATCAGGATAATTTTCAAAAGATCTATAGCAGATGGGGCTTTGATCAGGGAATATCGGCTTGGCAATATTTTTATCAATGGTTAATTGAAGGCCATCTGGCCTTTGAAATAATTTATGATGACTTAAATAAGCCAACTGAGATAATCGGATTTAAAGAGCTTGACCCGGCGACTCTTTACCCAGAGATGAAAAAGGATATGAGCGGTGGTCTTGTCCTTCAATGGGCCCAGCGTGACCCGACCTCAAAACAAACTAGGCATCTTTCCGATTCTCAAATAATCTATATTTCTTATTCAAACCACATGCGCACTAAGCGCGTAAGCTTTGTTGAAAGGCTGGTGAGATCGTTTAATATGCTAAGAATTATTGAACATTCAAAGGTGATTTGGCACACGATGCACGCGCCAATCCGACTTGTAACGACCGTTCCGATTGGAACAAAGTCGATGCAAAAAGCCAAAGAAGATGTTAGAGAGTTTACTAATACTTTAAAAGAGGACATCTACTTCGACGGCGATTCTGGCGAACTGAAGGTTGATGGAAAACCAAACATTCTTTTCTATAAGAACTATGTTGTTCCAGTAAACGACCAGAACCAACAAGTTAAAATTGAACCGCTTGAGTATACAGGCCCAAACCTGTCAGGCTCAGAACTACTAAAGTATTTTCATGAAAAGCTTAAGCAGGATTCAAAAATTCCAGGTTCGCGCTTCGCAGAAGGAGGCGGCGCTTTTACTCTAAATAGCGAAGGCATTTCTAGAGAAGAAATCAGATATAATAAGTTTATTCAAAGGCTGCGTTCAGCCTTTAAAGAACTGCTTACTAAGCCACTCTATCTGCAGATGTGCTTAGACATGAAAGAGCTTAAGACTGATCCAAAATTTGCGAATGCGATCGGTATTAACTGGTATAACGACAACGTATTTGAGGAAATTAAGGATCAAGACCTAATCAATAAGCGACTTGCGACCCTTAATGCTCTTAAAGCTGTACAGAATGACGATGGCAAGGCCTATTTCTCAACAGAATTCCTCATCCGCGAATATCTAAAAATGAGTGACGAGGATATTCAAAAGAATAAGGATTATCTTGCGGTTAAGGCATCTGGTGAACCCGGTGAAGAGGGCTCGGCTGGCCAAGCCGCTGCTGGTTCAGCTGCTGCTCCTGCCGCAGGCGGTGAAGCTGGTGGTGAATTCAAAACGGAATTAGGGACTAAGGGCCAACTTTAAGGTTTACCCGTAAAAGGCTGCAAACTCACGAACTCCCTCTATTGATATCCCAAGGCCTAAGCCCATCCGATATACGTTCATATCATCATTGAATGTGAAAGGTACTGCTTTAATCGAATAAATCTTTGACATCATCACATATTCAAGTATCTGATTGTTTGCCTCTCGTTCCATGGGCTGCAAATCGGTTCCTTCAAATTCAAATAGGTATTTCGTTGGATCAAATCCAAATTCCGGTTCACCAAGAACCTCCCCTTTTTTTGTAAGAACGGTCATTCTAACCTGAGTTATCGTATTTTCGCTCAGATCCGAGGTCATGGTCACGTCCTCCACGTAATTTGGGTCCCCGGGCGCTCTAAGATAAAGATCTACCATCATATTAAAAATGAACCAGATACATCCAGTCAGCTGAATTTTCGCCTTTCATCATATCCATAACGGCCGTTAGCTCCGCGTCTGCTTTAGTTACCATCGTTGTGTAATTAACCTTAACTCCTCCGGGCAAATTGTAATCAAATGATGTTAGGAGGTCGCCTAGCCTGATTTTCGCCTTTGCTCTAACGTATCTTTGGAAAAGCTCATCCTCATACAAGTCTTCAGCATCAATTTTCTTTGCGACTTGTACGACAGTTGGAGCAACTGGCGTTCTACCTAGAATCGTTAATTTTTTTGTGTTTTTATTGTAATCGTATGCGATTGTATCGATTGTGAACGCTTTAGCAATATCCAGGAATGAAAAGATTACAGTCCTATACATAATCGATTCACCAATAAACGGTGTTAAGAATATCTCTGAACCAATGAATTTTGTATCCGCGAAATCCCTATCAACTGTTCCAAATATGCTACCGCCCTTTGCTTCTCTAACTTGATGAACAAATTGCACGCAATCAGGTAATCGAATAGCCCTCTCTTTTTTGAACAGAGCATTTGCAAATAAATCTTTCGGTAACAATAGATACCTAGGCTCGATCGCATGCCTCCAATTATCATAAAAATATCTCTCGGCAATATTAATTATCCGAATTATTTCCTGCTCAGGGAGAGCATAGGGAAGAGCCTTAGCGAACGTAAGCTCATTCTGTATGTCTAATATGAGGTCCGCTTGGGTCATTTGTAATTCTTATTTTTGTTGAACTGGTGCACCGGGCTGAGCTGGAGCAGGTGTACCTGGATTTCCTGGAACAGGAGTCGGCGCGCCTGGAGCAGGTGTACCTTGAGTTCCTGGAACAGCTGCAGCAGCTGTGGCAGGCGGGGTGGCAGCCTTTTGAGCAGCTGCTTGTTCCTGCTTAACGGCCGCATCTAGTTGAGCCCTAGTTTTATCCAACTCTGCCTTTTTTGTTCCAAGTGCAGCGATCTGCTTATCAATCTCAGCAATTTGGGCGTTAACTTTTGCAAGATCGTCAATCGCGCCCTCGTCTATTTTCTTAACCTTTGAATAATCAGGTTCGGTCTTATCCAACTGGGCAAGATTAGCTCGTTTTACTTGATCAAACGACGCCTGTTTCTCTTTTTTTGGAGAGCCTCCAGCTGAATCCATTTGTTTCTTTGGGTCCTGAGCGGCAGTTCCTCCTTTAAAATCAGAGAACTTTAAAAGTTTGTTTCTCATCTTAGCAACTTTTTATTATTTATCAGCAATGAATTCGTCAAAGGACTTAACTGCTTTTTTAGCGGATGGATTTCTTCCGTATCGATCAGCCGTGGGATTGGTTTTTAGGTCATGCCGAGAATATGGCTGAGATGTTGCCCAATGCATAGGTATACCACCGACCTGCGTATTGATTGTACTAGGCGAAACGTTGGGGTCGGTTTGCTGTGAGAACGAATCAGCTGGCACAGCCCAAGTGTTTGCCTCTTGCGCTTCGCTAATAATCTCCCAAACAGCTTCCTTATCTACGCCCTTAGGCAGGCCCTTAATGAAGCTCTCCTTATCGTCCGCTTTTAGAAACTGCCTCATTAGCGTACCTGAGATCTTTGAGCCAGTTTCAAATTCAGGTCGGCTAGTTTCCTTTTTCTCAACTGATCTGATTAAACCTTTGAATTTATCGACCGACGAGAACCTTGACAGGTCAACCGGAAGACCGTAAACACGCAGATCAACGGATTCAGCCTTTTTGGATTTACCCAGCTCCTCAATAAAATCGTAGGCTGACGTTACCGGGCTAGTCGCAGCAGTGTGGATCGTAATATCTGGTCTCTTCTTGAAATACAAATTTAGAATCTTTACAGCCTTTTCCCCAGTCACACCGCCTTCCTCACGAGGGCTAACAAAAACATGAGTTTCATCGTTTGTATCTGCTATCTCTAGGATAGTCTTGTAGTGACCTGCGTGAGGCGGTTTGAATTTACCCGTTAAAATACCAAGCTTCATTAGAACCGTAGATTTTGAGCAGCCCGCATCATGCTCTCTGCCATGTACTGGGCACATTCATTTAAGTAACTTTCATAAGTGTGATTTGGATCAGAATCCTCATTGCAGCCGTGAGCCTCATGAATTAAAACGTCCTCACAAATTGACTTAATTGCACGTTTAGCCTCCTCGGACATGGCCGGCGAATACTCTTCGTTCATCGGGCTCCAGCATTCATTGACGAAATTTTCAAAGGTTGTAGCAACTTTACTCATTGCAATATTGTTTTTTAATTATTTATTTAGGTCTCCTTACTATTAGAAAGCTAAGGTTCCCAAAAATAAATAGTTAAAAAACAATACAACGATGATTAGAAAATTTAACGAATTCGTTAACGAAGAAGGCTTCTATTATGGAAAGAACGAAGATATGCCAGGCGAAGACGGTTTTGAGGAATTTGAGGAGGAAATGCCAATGGACAGGCCTTCTCGTCCAGAAATGAAAATCGGCGATCATGATACAAAGGAGCTTTTTTACGAAGTAGATCAAGCTATCCTCAAACTTATGGCCAAGACTGGTTTGAGCATGGGCGAGATTATGGATCATATTGCAGACGTAGCTACTGGATATAGACCAAAAAGTAAGTTACCGCAATAACCTTAAGCCTGGCAATCCCTAAATGATAGCCAGGCAATCTTCTCCTTCCTTATGCGTGATCACCAGATGATCGCCTTCCTTAATAGTATTGTCTATATAAGCCTCAGCTATTAGGTCCTCTACGTGGGATTGGATAACCCTCTTTAATGGCCGAGCTCCGTATTTCTCGTCATATCCTTTTTCTACAAGAAAGGCTTTTGCAGCTTGGTCTAGTTCAACGGTATATCCATTTTCAGCAACTCTCTCTTTTAGGAGACCAATTTCAATTTCAATAATTCTTTCAATATCTGACTTTTGTAGGGAGTTAAAGACAATGATGTCGTCAATCCTATTTATGAACTCGGGTGCAAATTGCTTACTGACCGCTTTCTGTAAAACGTCGTTTGCGAGTTCTCTCTGTTTTTCGATATTTGCGGCAGTTACGAATCCTATCCCGGTCCCAAAGTCTTGAAGATTCCTAACTCCTACATTCGATGTCATTATTATGACGGTGTTCTTGAAATCGACCTTACGGCCATTGCCGTCAGTCATGTGCCCCTCATCCAGAACCTGAAGAAGCGTATGAAATATATCTGGATGAGCTTTTTCAACTTCATCAAGTAGAACGACCGAATACGGCTTACGTCTAACTTTTTCTGTTAGCTGACCACCGTTTTCATAGCCGACATATCCTGGAGGAGCGCCCATCATTTTTGTAGCATTAAATTTTTCCCCATACTCGGACATATCGATTCGAATCAATGCATCCTCACTTGAAAACATAAATTTGGCAAGCTGTTTTGCAAGTTCAGTTTTTCCGACTCCGGTAGGCCCTAGAAACATAAATGTTCCTACTGGTTTTCGCTTAGCCTTGAGCCCTGCCCTAGCTCTTTGAATTGCACGCGTAAGTTTTTTGACAGCTTCAGCTTGGCCGATTACCTTTTGAGAAAGCAAAGATTCCATATTCGCTAATTTCTCAAGTTCTGAGCCTTGCAGCCTAGCGACTGGTATTCCGGTAATGGTTGAAACGACCTCAGCTATATCAGCTTCATCAACCGTAAGTCTATTCACCTTTAGCGATTCTTCCCATCTAAGTTTTTCATTGGCAATATCATCCATTACTTTCAAAGCCTCATCACGAAGCCTTGCAGCTGATTCATATTGCTGGTTGCTGACAGCTTTGGTTTTCTTCTTGGTGACGTCTACGAGTTTATCCTCCAGCTTCTTAATCTTTTCGGGTACAACCACTCCATTAATATGGACATTGGAACCAGCCTCGTCCATTAAATCAATTGCTTTATCTGGGAGAAATCTGTCCTGAATATACCTATCGCTATATTTAACGCAGGCATTGAGAGCCTCTTCAGTATAAGTGACCGAATGGTGGTCTTCGTACTTACTGCGAATATTTTCGATGATCTGTCTAGTTTCTTCTGCGGTTGAAGGTTCCACTACTACTTGCTGAAATCGTCGATTGAGAGCGCCGTCCTTTTCGATTGAGCCACGATATTCATCTAGTGTTGTTGCGCCAATACACTGAATCTCACCTCGACTGAGAGCAGGCTTTAGAATATTCGCCGCATCAAGCGAACCGCTCGCTGAGCCAGCTCCAATTAGCGTATGGATTTCGTCAATGAAAAGAATAATATTATTACTCGACTGGACTTCCTGAATAATTTGTTCCATACGTTCCTCAAATTGGCCCCGGTACTTTGTACCAGCAATAAGATTTGCGAGTTCCAGCGAAATAATTCGCTTATCGAATAAAACCCTTGGGCAAGTTCGGTTGACGATCATTTCAGCTAAGCCTTCAACTATCGCCGTTTTGCCAACACCCGGCTCACCAATTAAAATAGGGTTATTCTTTTTTCGGCGAGCTAATATCTGGCTGCACCTGCGTATTTCTTTAGTTCTTCCGACGACCGGATCAAGTTTTCCATCGATTGCTAGCTGAGTCAGATCCTTTCCGAACGAATCTAGCATCGGTGTTTTGCTATTTGAATTCTGCTGTTTTGCCATTTCTCTGCTTGTCGTTATTTTAATCCCACCAGTTTTTTAGTCCTGAGCCGTCAAACCATGCATCCCAAAGTTCTGCTTGTTTGCGATGATCTCCTCCATCAATTTCTCTCAAAACGGTATAGATTCGAGTGTCTTGCCCCCTAAGTATTTCAAAAAGCTCTTGCCAAGTTTCTTTAGCAATCTCGTCAGCCTTCTTGTAAATTCTGCCATTGTGGGCCTTTTCCTCAGGCGTCAAGCGATCTTTCATCTCAGATAGGTCGCTGCCTTCTATTTTCTCAAAGTAGATTTTACTATCAAAGAGAGTCTCGCTCATCTCCAGCTCAGCCCATTCCGTAAACCGCTCTTCGATATGCAGATCCATTAATTCAACGGCTCTGCGTATCATTTTAACTTTTTTTAATCGAGATTCTTCAACTTCATGCCCTCTAGTTTCAAGGTAATTTGCTACTCTCTCGAGGTGAGCCTTTGTGAACTTTAATGTTCCAGTTCCGTCCCAATCGTATGTGTGAGTTAGTTCAGATCGATAAATCCAAATGTTTCGTAAGAAATTAGGAAAATCATATCTTATCTTG